ATCTAGGGTCGTAACGACAGTTTTCAACCTGCATTATCCACCTACTCGTATCCATATACTTATTCCATCCTTGTCTGCGTCGCTCATAACTCATCATTCCATTTAAGGTCCGATAAGGTGAGTGCACACCCACAGAAATACCTTGAACTTGGTATTCCAAGGAATGCCATCTCTGTAAGTAATGGATTGAATTCCGAGAGATGAACTGCTTTTCTGGATTCATTTCCAAACCAAGCTCAGACATAGTATCTGGCACATCTTCTGATACATCATCAGAAAAGAGGAAAACCGAGTCGTCTCCCAACACTAAGTAATCCTCTAAAGATACACCAAGACGGTACGCACAATAGTAACCAGCGATGAGATTCGCTAGAGTGTCCCTTAGATTAGTAAGGACGCTACCACTAGGCATACCACCATCACGCCCCCTCCAGACATCATAAGGTACAACAATAGGAATAGTATCACTTATTCTGCCTATGAGAGAGATCCTGGCACCTGCGGAATCAACAAACCAGTAACTCAAGACCTCATCTACCCTATTCAGTAGTCCGAGTGATAAACTGTTGTCAAAACCAGAATAGTCAGATGACATTATTACCCTACCTTGTGACCTATTTAGTAGACGTGTTACTTCCTCATCCACAAATGAGTCACCTAGCCAAGCAGAGAACCCACTACGTCGGGATAGTGATTTTAGCACTGGATACAGAATGGTAGCACCCAGTATGGTTTCAGCATGATCAAAACCCCATACATCGCGTTGCTTAGGAATCTCATGTAATCCTTTAAGCTGTCCTCTCCAATACCAAATAGCAGGGTAGATGTCATCAACAATCCTTGCTGAGCTCGCCCTACGAAGATAGTCTAATGCAAGGTCTCTATCTCTAGTGACCCAGGGTAATCCTAAAGACGTATCTTTAGGCATTAAACTATAGGCCGTTTCAAAAGCATCAGGTCGCAATGACTTAGCACTAAGTAATGACTTTACACTAGATACTGCAGCCTCCAAAGCTACATCATCAGGATTGAAGGTCTGGTGCCAATACTTAATCAAGTTATCAAACCTTTCTTTTGCGGGTAACATGATAGAGTACGGTCCGATCTTTT